ACAATACTTTTAGTTTGTTTATCGGACAGAAAACAAAAATAACCAAGAAAAAATAAGGAGTAAATATGGCAAACGCTGTAAAGAAAAAAGACGAAAATAACGTAGTTGCTTTTGATCCTAGCATGTTCGAGGAAGATGCTAATAAAGGATTAGGCAATCTGGGAATGGACGATCTTGCAATCCCTTTTCTTCGTATATTAAGTGATACGTCACCACAGATCAAGAAAAGAGATCCTCTATACATAGAGGGAGCGGAGAGTGGAATGATCTACAACACGCTTACAAAAGAAATATACGACGGAGAAGCAGGAGTAAGTGTAATACCTTGCGCCTACCAACGTCAATATATTGAATGGACAGATAGAGGCGAGGGCAGTGGTGCTCCTGTTAATATCTATCCTGCAGAGAGTGATATACTTTCAAAAACAACAAGAGATGAGCAGCGAAAAGATAGACTTGCTAATGGCAATTATATCGAAGATACTGCGAATCATTATTGCCTGGTCATTGGCAAGGACGGAACTTCCTCCCAAGTCCTCGTTGCAATGAAAAGCACCCAACGTAAGAAATCCAAAAGATGGAATTCTCTTATGTTGGGTCTTAAATTGAAGGGTGCAAACGGATTGTTTACACCTCCTTCATACTCGCATGTCTACACACTTAAAACCTTAGCTGAGTCTAATAATTTAGGTGAGTGGTTTGGTTGGGATATTACGAGAGTAGGTCCTGTCGAGGATGTTGATACATATCAAGCTGCAAAAGCTTTTGCTGATAGCGTTGCTAAAGGCGAAATAAAAGTTAAGCACGAAGATGAGAGTGTTGACAACGGTGAAAAAGCACCGTACTAAAAAACTTTATACAAGGGGCGACCGCCGTTGCCCCTTTAAATATATGAATGAGAAAGATTTATGGACGACCAAAACAAGTTTATTGAAATATTTACAGGCTTAGACCGAGCATACGGTCAAACACAAAGCCGTGAAAAGAACGAAGCGGGCAAACTAGAAGGCCGCTCTTGGTTAGTCAAAGAACCAATTACTAGAGATAAATGGATTAATCACTTAGAAGGTAAAGAGCCTTCCCTTGGTATCATACCAATTGATGACAACAACCAATGTAAGTGGGGAGCTATCGACATAGATACGTACGATGGCTTTGATTATAAAAAATTAATTAAAAAAATTGTCGAGAATAAATTACCCCTAATTGTGTGTAAGTCAAAGAGTGGGGGTGCTCATGTATTTTTATTTGTAAGCGAACCAGTGCTTGCAAAAGATATGCAGATAAAATTAAAAGAGATAGCCGTATGGTTAGGCTATGGTGACTGTGAGATATTTCCAAAGCAAATTGAATTGAACTCAAAAGGTACAGGTAACTTTTTAAACTTGCCGTATAACCACCCAGAGTTTCCCACAAGGTATGCGTTTGATGATAAAGGTAATGCATTGATTGAATTAGGTATGTTCATAAAGCATTATGAAACGAAAGTCTTATCGAATCTCAGCATGGTCGTTATCGATAAACCTGTTACCGCAAAAAAGAATGATGATTTTAAAGGCGCTCCTCCGTGCTTAGTTACACTAGCATCACAAGGCTTTCCTGAAGGCTCACGGAACATGGCTTTGTTTCAATTAGGAATTTATTTACGTGAACGCTTTCCTGAAAAGTTAGAAGAAAAATTAGATTACTACAACTCTAAATATTTTAAACCACCTTTGCCAAGCAGAGAAGTGTTGACAATATTTAAACAAGTAGAAGATAAAAAATATTTTTATCGGTGTGAAGAGCCGATGTTTAAAACAGTGTGTGAGAAAATTAAATGTCAGTCACAAAAGTTTGGCGTCGGCAACTCCGCTACGAATGAGATTATGGGATTAAAGAAATGGGTATCCGATAATCCTGTGTATGAGTTAACGCATAACGGTAAAGTTATTATTCTAACAGTCGATCAATTATCTAGTCACTCGGAATATAGAAAACAATGTATAGCGCAAGCGAATGAAAGCCCACGGCCCATGGCTCCTGCCATATGGGCAGACATGGTAGATGCATTATTAAAAAATATGCAGGAAGATGACTTTATACAATTACCAGGTGAGGTAACAGCGAAGGGTCAGTTCTTAAATCAATTACAAATATTTATAGAAAACAACAGAGGTGCAAAGGATAGACAAGACGTACTGCAAGGTATGGTGTTTGAATTAAAAGATTATTATTTCTTTAAACCTCAAGCATTTAGAGACTTTTTAAAGACAAAAAGATTTGCCAAAGCATCTGATTCAGAGCAGTATAAAATGTTTGAAGAGTTTAAAGGGACAACAGCAAAGCTTAAAGTTAATAGTAATCCAGAGCATTGTTGGAAGATAGCTACTACAATTTTAGAGTCTGAGTATAGATTAAGTAAAAAAGACTTTAGTGAAGAGGAGGCATACTAATGAATGAAGCAGAAAAACAATTTTCTTTTAAATTAAAAGATTATATTCACGCCAGCAGAGAACAAGATATTTTTGAACATTGGGATATGAAAGGAATTTTATTTGATGTGACGGATAAAAGTTTTAAGTTTGATGTTAAAGGAATTAAAAGAGACACACGTCATGGTAATTTAAATACAAAAATAGTTTGGACAGAATCAAAAAACGTTAGAGGAAATCCTGGATGGTTATACGGGAAAGCAGATTATATTGCTTTTGAAAAAACAGATGAATTTGTTGTTGTAGATCGTGTAATACTTTTAAATTTTATGAGAAATAAAATAGAAGACAATGATAATGAACTTGTTAGCAATCCTCATGACGCTTTATATAAAATTTATCAACGTAATGGAAGAAAAGATAAGATATCTAAAGCTTTAATGTCGGATATGGAATCTATTTCAGAATGGATAGTAAATAAAGATGCATAGATATATTGTTATCGGTCCTCCTGGCACAGGCAAGACAACATACTTAAAAAATAAAGTACAAGAGTTAATTAAGTCTGGTGCCTGTACCTCACAACAAATTGGTTATTTTAGTTTTACCGTTAAAGCAGCAGAAGAGATCAGAGACAGAGTTATGGATAAGGAAGAGTTAAGTAAAGAACAAATGAAAATTATGTTTCCTTACTTCTCTACGTTACATAGTTTAGCGTACCGACGTCTGCAGCTACAGCAATCACAGATCATGGATGATAATGACTATGCTGAACTATCACGGCTCACGGGTCACGAATACGTTAACAAGATGCGTAAAGGTAATGGTGTTGATATATCTATGCCAACCGCAAAGAGTGAGTATCAAGACATTATTAATTTAGCGTATGCAAAGTATCCTGATGATGAAGATAGGTTACATAAAGTTTTTAGAGAAACAACACTCAATAACTACGGCGCACGGAACATGATAGAGCAAATGGATTTAGACTTGCGTAAGTTTAAAGAAGATAGAGATAAGTATGAGTACGTTGATTACTTTGTTAATTTTATTAAAAATAAAAACGCACCACAATTAAAATATTTATTTGTTGATGAAGCACAGGATTTATCTGCGCAGCAATGGCAAGTCGTTGACATGTTGCAAAAAGAATCAGGAGCATTAGAAACATATGTTGCAGGTGATGATGATCAAGCAATATTTCGTTGGGCAGGTGCAGACATTGAACACTTTATTCGAATGGCAAAAGATGAAAGCAATACAATTATACCACTAACACAATCATATCGTATACCTGTAAGTGTGCACACTCTTGCCACAAAATTAGCACAGTCTATATCGCAAAGAATACCAAAAGAGTACAAGCCAAGAGATGAAGAAGGCATGAGAAAAGTCTTAAATATCAGACCTTTAAACAAAGGATTGGTAGAAGGTGAGTGGTTAATTTTATGTCGAACACATGAGATTGTGAAACAAATATCAGAATCTTTAGAAGCTTATGGATGGTTGTATAAACGCTACGGATCTTCTGTCATTAGTTTTAAATACATTGAAGCAATACGTGCATGGACACGTTTACAAAAAGGTGAAAGCATTTCTGGTGTTGATTGTGATACTATTTATCATCACATGGACAGCACTCGTATTAAAAGAAATTATGGTGTGTTTAAAGGACAACATGAAGGGATGTATGATTTAGATACACTTATTAGAGAATATGGGTTAAGAGAAGATATAAAGTTATCAAGTACAAGGACAGCAAGTGTGAAAGATATAACCTGGTATGACATGTTAAACGGAAAAGGTTTACGTAAAAGAATTCCTTACTTACGTTCTATCATGCGTTCAGGAAATAAATTAGATGCAACACCTCGCATTGAAGTATCAACAATACACGCAAGTAAAGGCGGTGAGAGAGATAATGTTATGTTAATAACAGATCTATCGTATGGTCCTTACAAGTCATCAACAGAAACACAACAAGGTAAAGATGATGAAGCAAGAGTATTTTATGTTGGTGCCACACGAGCTAAAAAAGAATTACATCTTGTTCATCGAACAGAGGGACAATACGAATACGAACCAATATTTTTTCACGAAAGGAACTGTGCATGATTTGTCAGGACATCTTAAAAGAAGCTGAGAAACTTGTTGCTGGTGACAGGCAAAAAGACTACGGTGATAAACTCACGAACCATGAAAACATTGCTAAGTTATGGAGTGCATATCTTGATAAAGAAATAACTCCACATGATGTTGCGATATGCATGGGTCTTGTTAAAATCGCCAGATTAAAACACGCGCATAAAAAAGATAGCTATGTTGATTTAGCTGCTTACGCTGCGATAGCTGGAGAGATAGATGAAAGAACAACCTAATTGGTTTCCTAAAGTACACCGTATGCCCAGTGAATGGGTACAGCCCGACACGTTTCCTGATTTATCAGGATATGATGAAATTTGTATTGACTTAGAAACACGTGATCCTGGTATTAAAGATACAGGACCAGGCTATTTTCGTAAGCACGGCGAAGTAATTGGTATTGCTGTTGCTGTAGACGGGTGGCAAGGATACTATCCCATCGCCCACGAAACACCGCCCAATATGGACAAAGAGTTAGTTACACGCTGGCTTCGTAAGCAGTGTTCGTACGCGTCTGTCAACTATATATTTCATAATGCGTTCTATGATGTTGGTTGGTTAACGACGATGGATATTGACATCAAAGGAAAAATAATAGACACTCTAATTGCTGCACCACTCGTAGATGAGAACAGGTTCAGATTTGATTTAAACTCATTAGCAAAAGATTATCTACAAGAGTCAAAATCAGAAGCCCAACTTTACGAGGCAGCAAAAATGTGGGGCCTAGATCCTAAGTCGGAAATGTGGAAGCTTCCCGCCTCACATGTAGGAACGTATGCAGAGCAAGATGCTGCTGTAACGCTACGCTTATGGCATCACCTCAAAAGAGAAATTACATCACAGAACTTAATTAATATATTTGAACTAGAAACAGATTTGTTTCCTGTTCTCTTTGCAATGAAACGCAAAGGCGTTAAAGTTGATTTAGATAAAGCGGAGGTAATAAAAAATGATTTACAAAAACAAGAAAATAAACTCTTGGGATCCATTAAAAAACTTTCTGGAGCGGACGTCGAAATCTGGGGTGCCACCAGTGTGGCAAAGGCGTTTGATAAACTTTCACTGCCGTATGATCGTACTCCAACAGGACAACCAAAGTTTGACAAGAACTTTCTTACGACACATGACTCCCCTCTGGCTAAGATGGTTGTGGAGTGTCGTGAGATTAACAAAGCAAGAACAACGTTCATCGACACAATACTCAAGCATTCGCACCGAGGGAGGATTCATGCTGAGATCCACCAGATGCGATCCGACCAAGGAGGAACGGTAACAGGTAGGTTTAGTTATTCTAATCCGAACTTACAACAGATTCCTGCACGTAATGCTATTTTAGGACCAATGATACGTTCATTGTTTATCCCTGAAAAAGATTGTCAGTGGGGTATCTTTG